GGCACAGCCGCTCGATGTTCGCGTCGTTGAACTCGTCGTCCAGGTCCCAGCCCAGCGCCACGGCGTTGATCGTGGCGACGTCGCCGGCGTTCTTGTCCTCGTCCAGCCACGCGAGCACCTGCTCGCGCGTCCGGTGCTTGAAGGTGAACACCACCGGGGCATCCGGGCCGCCGGGCACCGGGATCAACACCGGCGCCTTGAAGGTCGGGTCGGGCGTCAGCTTGAGCTTGGGCATGTCCTACCTCAGCTCGCGTAGCGCACGGGCTCGGCCAGGAGCGACAGCGTCACCTGGCAGGCCATGATCTGGTTCACGGTCAGGCTCGGCGTGCGGTTGAGGCTGATGTAGGCGTTGTAGAGGATCTTCGAGCCGCTCGGGAGCGAGACCGTCACCGCGCGCGGCAGGCGATCGTCATTGGCGGCGGACGCCAGGATGTAGCCCGGCTGCGTGGCATCGTCGGCGACCTCGAAGGTCAGGCCGGCCGCGCTCTTGATCGTCGGGATGCGCTTCTGCATCTCCGATTCCAGGAACTGGTAGTCGACGAACTGCTGCGCGCCGCCATCGGTCGTGGAGGTCAGGATCTGCGACAGCTGGGTCGTGCCGGTGATCTTGCGCACCGAGCCCGCGCCGCCAGCGGCCGGATAGATCGACGTGCTGGAGGTGTCGTAGCCCTCGAGCTCGAAGGTGTCGGTGGTGACACCGGCCACGCGCACGATCTTGTTGGTCAGGCGCGACCAGCCGGAGGTGACCTCGACCAGGTCGCCGTTGGCCAGGCCGTGACCGACCGCCGAGACGACGCCGGGGTTGGCATTGGAGATGCCGGTGACGGTGATCGGCGAGCCGTAGCCGGAGGCGATGGCGACAAGCGCGCCATTGGGGACGGAAACTGCCATGGTGGAGTCCTCGTGGTGAGAGACGCCCGGCGAGCGGGCATAAAAAAAAAAGCCCCATGCGGGGCCGGGCATCTGCGCGTGGTGCGCGGTTAGATCGTGTCCGCCCTGTACTGGAACGAGACGGGCACGACGTAGTTGGTCGCGTCCTGCGCGCCCTGGGCGGCAGTCACGGGGGTCATGATCTGCAGCGTCAGCCCGGGAACGTTCAGGCGCTGGTTGAGCGGGAACAGCGCGGCCAGCTCGTCGGCAATGCTCTCGGCGGCGCCGGAGCCCGCATTGATCGGGCTGTAGACGCTCACCTGGTACACGCCGCGGAAGCTTCGATGTGCGCCGGCCAAGTCCGCGCTGGTCGTCATGGCCGGCAGCAGGAAGGCGCGCAGATACGGGCCAGACGGCGGCGTGAACGGCACGTTCTCCCAGGCAACCGGGAGCGCCGGCGTACGCGCTGCAGCCCATGCCGCCAGCTGCGTTTCGATGGCGCGCCGGCACAGCTTGTTGCTCACTTGGGAAGCTCCGCTGCAGCCCTGTCGACGAACGCCTGGAAGTCGGCCACGCTCACCCGGACCATGCCCGCCGGCGCCTGCACGCCGCTGTGGCCGTACTCGATCGGCAGCGCGTAGGGCAGCGAGTTGGTCATGTAGATGTCCTGCGTGCCATCGGCGCCGTTGATGACGGTCGTGCCGGCGGCAATCGTGGAAGAACCATCCTTGTCGATCGCGTTCGTGGTCGTCAGGTCTGGCGCGCTGATAGACACGGTCCAATTGGCGCGCAGCCGGCCGCCCACGTACCCCTTGGGGGCCTTCTTGTTCTTCCACAGGTCGGGATTGCCGACCGGCGTGCGCATCACCGTGGCAGTCAGCAGGTCGATAGCGACCTTGCGGACGACGGTGCGCGCTTGCTCCGGCGCCTTCTTGGCGAAGGCCTGGAGCGATAGCGCGAAGGTTTCGCTACTGGCCACGGATCTGCGCTTCGAACAGCACCGGCACGCCAGCCGGCGCAACAGGCTTCACCGCGATCACGGTGTAGTCGATGCCCTGCCAAGACAGCACGTCGCCCTGCTTGGGCTCGACGCCTGGCACACAGAACGCCTGCTGGTCGCCCTGCAGGATCAGTGAGCCGTCGATGTACTTCTGCGGATAGGCGAACACCGCCGCCGTGGTGGGCAGGCTGGTGACCGTCGGCGTCACAGTGCCCGTCGCCGGGTCGTATGCGGCCGGCCCGGTGCGCTTGAGCGTGCAGGCCGCGCCGAACCGCTGCAGCAGGCGCGTGGCCGTCGCGGCGGTGTTGGGGTAGGTGAAGGCGGTCATTCTTGCTTGCTCGGCGCCTTATCAGCGAACGAGTAGCTGCGGATATGCAGCACAAGCTTCGCTGTCGGAAGTTCGCCCGGGCCGAAATGCGCCGGCTCGACTTTGAGTGCTCCCGGCACCTTGACGCCGTTCAGATACAGCCCCTGATCAGGGCCGCTGCGAACGATCACGATATCGTTCACGCCCGCACCACATCGAGCGCGCCGCGCCCCTTCAGGTAAGGAGCCAGGATCGCATCGACCGCGGCATAGCGCGGCGCCTGGCGCGCGCCCGGTGCGTACTCGACGCTGATTGGGCCGACCGTCTCACGCAGCACCTGCGTGCCGAGATCGGGCGACAGCGGCGCCACCGTCGAGCGCACGGCCAGCTCCGCACAGGCGTTCTTCACCTCGGCCGGGATGACATTCAGGGGCACGTACGAAGGCACGGAGCGGTAGCCGCTCGGCGCATCCACCAGCGCAACCCATGCACGCGGCCAGTCCAGCGCCTGCGTGCCGGTCACGCGCATACCCGTCCAGTGCAGCCGGTAGGTCTGGCGCATGTAATCGGTCGCCGCGCGCAGCGCCTGCTCCTTCGCCGCCGTGTCCAGCGCCGCCCAGGTGGCGTTGCCGCGGTTGGTGAAGTAGGTGTCGGCGTCCGCGACACTGGCGTAGGACTCGGCGTCCGCGCGGGCGGTGCCGTCCTCGACGATCAGCGCCATGGCTTACTCGGCGGCCTCGGCCGGCTTCTTCTTCGCGCCCGGCTCCTTGAACAGCTTGTGGCCGTCGTTGAGGTCGTCGCGATTGATGATCTTGAAACCCTGGTCGTTCTCGGGACTGTCGTCCACAACCTTCACGGTCTCGGGGTGCATCGGTCTCTCCTTGAGGGAAAAGGGGCCGGTTGCCCGGCCCCTTGCCTATCAGCCCAGCAGGCTGGCGATGTGGGCCGACTTGACGGCCTTGACGCCCCAGCTGGCCGCCACTTCGTAGCGGATCTGGCGGTACTGCTTGTACAGGCGCACCTCGAAGGACAGGCCCGACTTCGGGTCGGTGATGACCATGGCGTCGTCCGCCATGTCGCCCTCGGCCGGGATGGCCGGCGCGCGGGTGGCCAGCACGATCGCGTTGCGGTCGAAGCCGACGTTGCGGGTCGCGGCCGCCACCACGGTCACCGCGGTCGCGGAGGCTGGAATGGCCTTCTGCAGGCCCGGGGCTGCCAGGGTGACCACGCCGCCGGACAGCGCCGACGCCACGACGTACTTGTTGCTGTCACCGGCGAAGGTGATCACGTCGCCCGCGAGGATGGTGCCGGTGCCGGTGATCAGGGTGATCGCGGTGGCGCCGACGGCATAGCCTGCGGTGTTGGTCGTGTAGCTCGCACCGGTGCCGACCGCCACGGCCTGCGGGACCTTGGCCGATTCGCGGATGGCGAAGCCGTGGATGTCCAGCAGCACGCCCTGGCGCAGCAGGCTGGTGTCGGCCGCTTCGTTGGCCTTGGTCAGCTGGGCCAGCGTGCGCAGCTTGGCGCCGGCGGTGGTGTCGATCACCAGCTGCAGGTCGGACAGCGGCGCGCCGTTGTCGGCCAGGATCTTGCGCACGTTGGCCGGGTCGGACAGGTCCGAGGCGAACGGCGTGGTGCCGGCGGTGCCGTAGGCACGCGAGGCGGCCACGTAGGCGGCCTGGGCGACGTCGTTCTCGATCTCGTTGACCAGGGTACGCATCGCCTGCGTGAACTGGTCGGCCAGGATCGGACGGTAGCCCGGGCCGGTGTTGATGCCGCGCTGCTCCTCGCCATTCCAGCGCACGGGCACGCCGCGCGACTTCTGGATGGTCAGGCTGACGTTGCCGATGGTCTGGTCACCGTCGTTCGGCGCGGTCACGCCCGGGGTCAGATCCGACGCGGTGGACTGAGGGGTGACGTAGGACATGACGGTCTGGCCGACCGCGGCACGGTCGACGCCGGCATCCAGGCGCACGGCCGGGACGAAGCCGACCAGCTCGCGGCTGATCGTGTCCAGCGACTCGTACAGGGTCGGGACGAGGGAGGTCAGGGTGTTTGCCATGGTGTTTCCTTAGGCTGTGCGGGTCAGTCGGTGACTTCGCCGCCGGATTTGATGTGCGCCATCTGCTCCGCCGGCGCGAGCGCGTCGAAGGCGGAGCGCGTGACGCTCTTGGCTTGGGTGGTGACGCGGTGGCTCCCGTGAGCGCCGTCGCCCGAGGTGGTGACCGGAGCGACGAAGTGCTTGCCCTCGTCGCTGCCCGCCCATTCGGCGATGGCATCGGCCAGCGCCTTGTCGCCCATGCGGGCCACCTTGGCGCCGTTGTCGTCGGCGATCTGCACCTGGCTTGCCAGCATGGCCTTGGCGGCCTTGATGTGCACCGGGTTCGTCACGCCGGCCTTGGCCAGCGCTTCGGACAGCCCGTTGTCGACCAGGAGCTTTTGCGTGAAGCCTTCGGCGTCGGCCAATTTCTTGGTCGCTTCCTCGGCTTGCTTGCCGGCCTGCTTGGCTGCCCGGTTGGCGTCGTTGAGTTGGCTGCGCAGCTCGTCGATCTGGCTTTCCAGCTTCTCGACATCGGCGGGATCGATGTCCCGGCCCTTGCGCAGCTTCTTGACCTCGCCCAGGAGCTCGTCGCGCTTGGCGATCAGCGGGGCGGTGGCTTTTTCGACGGCAGCGGTAATGGCCGCCTGCACCTCGGGTGCGGACAGGTCGATATCACTCACGGGGTTGTCCTCTGGACGGTTGGCTGGGCTCAGCCCATAAAAAAAGCCGCCCTTGGGGCGGCTCGGGTATTCGTTGGAGCTAGGCCTACTCGACCACGACGCGCTGCCCTTGGAGCAGGCAGCAGACACAGAGCTTGTTGCTCACGTTGCCGATCGTGGCCCGGATCGTTTCACGCCCGCCGCAGCGCACACACTGCGCGATGCCAGGGGTCTTGGTCTTGCGGATTCGCGCCCGCACGCGCTCTGCCGGTGTATCCGGCGGCGGCGTGCCGTCGATGACGCGAAGTCGTCCCATCATGGATAGCGTTGCACGGCCAGAAACGAAGTCAAGCCAATGCGCGGCGTTCGATCGTGTCGACCAGGGCGACCGCCGCCTCGAGGCTGGACACGAACACGAAACAGGCATTCGCATCCATTCCGCCGCGCTCGACGCCCTGCATGGCCAACTCGCGCAAGCCCCTCAACAGGCCGCCGGCATGCGTGACCACTTCAGTCGCCGGCACCTCTGCTCGGACCTGGAAAACACCTGCTGCGCTCATCGCCCTGCCTCTCCGCTGGATGTGTCATGACAGTAGGCCCGACCTCAAAGCACAGGAAGGGCCGAAACAGGCCCTTTTGAGGGCCTCATTTCCGGGGCACTATCACAGACAGCGCGGAAGTACATAAGGCAAACCATTTCCGCTCAACGACTTGCGCGCCGCTCCAGCTCCGCCAGGCTCATCCATCGCCCGCGGTCGTTGTAGAACTGGTCGAAGGTCACCTTGCCGGCCTTGAGCAGCTTGTAACGGTCGGGCCCGAGGATCTCCTCCTGGCGCTCGGCGCTTTGCTTGGCGAACCACTGCTTATACGTCAGCTCGGCCGGCACCTGCCCGTCCATGCTGGCGCGCGTGCCCGGCGCCATCTCGTCGACCGGGATGCCAAGCTCCCGCCAGCTCTTCAGTACTGGCACGCTCACGCTGCGGCAGTTGAAGTGCAACCGGCCAGGGCCGTCGCCCCAGGGGATGCTGTGGCCCACCGGCTTGTGGGTGTCGGCCGTGTATTCCAGCCCGTCGCGGATGCGGCATTGCGGCGACGTGCGCGTGTCGAGCGTGGACACCCACCGCACCGCCTTCACCAGGTCCGCGTTCGCGTCGACCATGGCCTGCCTCGCCGTCTGCGCCGTATGGCTGAGCGCCGTTTGTACCACGGCGGCCAGCTCGGCCCGAGGCTTGTTGAGCAGGCCGTCGGCATAGCGCAGCGCTCGCGTGCCGCGGACGCGTTGGATGATCTCTGACGTGGTCTGGCCCTCTACGTAGCCGGCGCGCACAGCGTTGCGCAGCAGCGTCATGCGCGATTGCTCGAGGTTGGCGACCCAGTCGCGCAGCAGACGCCCCTGGAACGGCCTGCTGAGCGCGGCGGCGTACACCTGCTCGGCGGTCACGCCGGCCACCGGCGCATGCACCTGCACCGCCGCGGGAACCGCGCCGGCGAACGCCGCGCCTTGGGCTGCCGACTCGACCCGCGCCAGCCCCTGGATTTCAGGCTGCAGCGCCTGAAGAACGGCCGCATAGGCCTGGGCGTTGAGTGCGCGCACACTTGCCAGCATCGACTCCAGCCGAGCAACCGTGAAGCTGTCACGCTCCATCTGCATCACGGCCTCGGCCAGCTTGGCCGTCAGGCTGGCGTCGGTACGGTTGAGCACCGCGATCATGCGCTGCACGACGCCCACGCTGAAGCGGTGCAGGTCGTGCGCGTGATCGATGGCGACCTCCTGCAACGCCTCGTTCGCGGTCGACCCGCGGCGCACCAGGAGCGCGGCCGCGCCGTCCTTTTTCTCAACCGCCGGCATTGTCGTTCGTGCTCACGTCGGCACCGCCGCCCAGCGTAGCCGGGCTGGTGATCGCGCCAGGCGGCGGCCCCTCGGCGTCCACCGCGGCGATCTCCTCCTCGGGGTCGATGTCGTCGGACAACAAGCCGCGGCGCTGCAGTTCGGTGATCGCCGTTGCCCGCGACAGGAGACCCGACAGGTGCAGATCCTTGATGAGCGCGGCGCTGGCCTCGGACAGCGTGGCGGTGCCGTAGTCGGCGTAGAGCTTCACCTTGCCGCCCGTGTCGCCAAGGCGCGCGAACTGCGCCATGAAGTAGAGCGCCTGGTCGAGTGCGTCCTCGAAGTTCTCCGCCATGCGCTGGAGGTCGGACTTGTTCGCCTCGGCGTCGGTCTGCGACTCGGTCGCGGTGCGCTTGGCGCCCGGCTGCTTGACCAGTAGCTCGGCGCCGGTCTGGATCATCTGCTGCTCGAGCGCGGCCAGGGCCTCCTCGCCGGCCTTGATGGCATTGCCCGAATGCTCGACGAACTTGAGGTCAGCTCCCACGGGGAGCTTGACCGCCGATGCGGCGCCCACCGACAGCCCCGTCCGATCGTCGGCACCGATCATGGCAAGGATCGGCACCCGCGCCACATGCAGGATCGTGTCCTGGTCGGATTGGCTCTGCCAGTGCTTGACGTTGAGATAGGCCAGGTCGAGCAGCGGCGCCTGCCCGCACATGAAGGCCTTGCGCTTGCCGTACAGCGGAACGAACGGCACCTCGGCGAGCGTGGTCTTGCCCCCGTCCGTGAGCACCCATTTGTCTTTGTCGACCTCCTTCCAGATGCTCCAGCCGCCAGGAAACAGCACGCGCACCTGGCGCACGCACTTCACGCCGAACGGGCCGTCGTCCTCGTCGACCGACTCCATGATGCGAAGCTGCAGCAGGCGCATGCTGCCGCCGATAAGCTGCGCCTTCCAGCCCAGGATCTGGCTGTGCATCACGCGCACGAAGTAGGGGCGCTGGCCGCTGGCCTCCTGCTCGGCCTTGCTGCGGAAGGCGGGGCCGGCCTTCGGGTAGCTCACGAGGATGCCTGCCAGGCCGTAGAACGATTCTTCGAACATCTCCGCGGCGAAGTTGTGCAAGCTCACGCCCTGCAGATCGATGTCCTCGGCCCAGGTCTCGATGCTCGCCGGCGCGTCGATCAGGTCCAGCGGCTTGGCGAACGGCTTGCCGCTCATCACCCCCACCGTCCGCCGGTAGGCCGGAAACAGCGTGGCGGTGTTGAGCCGCGAGCGGTAAGCGGCGATGTCCTCGGCCGGCCACTGAGGCAAGAACGCCTCGCCACCTTGGCGCATCGCTGGCGTGCCGCCGTTGAGCGCCTCGAGCACAAGCCACTGCTTGCGCAGCTCCTTGATCTCGTCGTTCGGTTCGTTGACAGCAAGGGCCATGCTCAGAGCCTCAGGGGTTGCACCAGCGCCAGCCGGTGCTGGATCGGGTAGCGGTAGACGATGAAGGCGGCGACTACATGCGTAGCGGCGCGACCTCGGCGATGCGCTTCACGCCCAAAACGCGATAGCGGGTCATGTCGTAGTCGTGATCCTCGGCCGACGTGTCGACGTCATCAGGATCTTTCGGATCGCGCGGCAGAACCGGCAAATGGCTGATCGCTGCCCGGCAGTGCTCCATGAAATAGAGGCCCGGCTTCTCCGGCACATTGCGGCCGGCCTCACGCAGGCGCGAGCGCATCAGCTCCAGGCCAATCTTGCGGCTACCAGGCGCCTTGTCGGACTTCTCCCAGCGCACACCCTCTCGCTCCATCTCCTCGGCGATCGTGGGCGTGCCTGGCTGCGAGACCGCGCTGATGGCGTTGTCCGCGGGGCCCGGACGTGGTGAGCGCGGCAGATGCTTGGCATCGACCATTGCTTTCTCGCGCTCGAGGATGCCGCGGGCAACGTCCCGGGGACTCATCTTCAAGCCCTCGTTCGGAGCTCGCGATCCGTACCATTCTCCGGAGAGAATCAGCGAGCCGCGCGGTGGGCACCACGTTGAACCGTCAGGCAGCGTCGCCTCCGTGCCGTCGGCCTCAGCCCACCAACCGACGGAAAACGGGTGCGCGCTGCCCCAGTCAAAGCTGCGATCGATGTACCAGCTTGCCGGCACTTGAAAGCGCGGCACGATCACTCGATCGCTCCAGACGTCATCGAGCGCTCCACCGGCGACAATGTTCCAGTCGCCATCGCGCATGGCTTTGATCAGCGCGTCGTTACCCAGACCCTCAAGCCGGTCCAGATAGTCCGGGTCGTTCTCCTGCAAGGTCGGGTTGTCGTCCAGGCGCGCCGGGATGTACTGTCGCGTGAGGCCGCCCTCCTTCTTGTCGGTCTGCCACACCGCAAGCGGCGGAGCTGCATCCACCCACCCCGCCTTCACCCAGTTGTGCCCGGGGCCACCGGGGTTGCTGCCGCAAATGATGCGCGGAAACATGCCGCGGAGCGCCGCTGGGACGCTCAAGCCGCCGAGGCGCAGTCGTCCGCGCAGGTAGCGGTACATCTTCGCCGAGAAGTGCGTGAGCTCGTCCATCATCAGGACGTGGATCTCGGCACCCTGATACTTGAGCACGTCCTTCTCGTGCTGCAGGTGGCAGAGATGGATCTTCGAACCGTTCCAGAACTCGATGAAGTTCTTGGACAGGTTGATCTTGCAGTGACCCGCGTTCATCCACTCAGCGAGCAGAGCCGGGAACCCGGTCGGACCCTCCATGTGGTTCTTGTAGAGGTCATCGAACAGGCGACGGAACAGGTAAACCTGCAGCCCGGGAACCTGTGCACACCAACTGATCGCCGCTACGCGGAACAGGTGGGATTTACCTCCGCCTGCCGCGCCACCGTAGAGGATCTCCTTTGCAGGCGACTCGTACGCTACGGTCTGCTTGGCATGGAGGGAGAGATCAAGCGCCATCGCCCGCCGGTCGCGTCACCGTCAAGTTGATGACGGGCGCATTGCTGGTCACTGTGGCGTCCAGCTCGACCGACTCCTTGGCCTTACCCCACCCTCGGTCCAGGATGGCGCTCGCTGCCTGGATGCGAGCGAACGCGATCTGCTTCTTGTCATTCGCCACCTCGACCAGGACGGCCAAGGCCTCCGCAGTGTGCGCCCTGGCCAACTGGCAGAGCGTCTCCCCATTGGGCCCCACGCGCGGCGAGCGGCCGCCCGGGTTGCCGGACTTGCCCTTGCCCCAGGTGGCGGCGTTCTTGTGCTTGGTTGGGTCTTTTGCGGGCATGGTTCAGGTGTCGGGGTAAGGCGGCCAGCGGCTTGCAGGCACAGTCGGACGAGGCGTGGGCGTGCGCTTGCGCGGCCAAGCGAGTACCAGCACGAGGCCGAAGCCGCAAGCGATGGCCAGTAGCGCGAAGATGCGTTCGGCGAGCATGTCAGTGGCCCTGCGCTTTCAACGCGGCTTGGAGCCCGCGGATCTGGGCATCGGCTTCGGCGGCGATTCGAACAAGATCGCTCGCACCTTTGCTTCGAAGCTGGGCGTCTGCATCAGGCTGGCTGGCACTGGCTGGGGCTGCGGACACACCACGGGCTTGGCAACCTTGCCACTGGCTGCGCAGCCGCACAGTGCCAGCGCGTAGGTCAGCGATAGTGCGATCAGCCTTGGCTTGCGCATCGGCCTTCTCCTGCAGGTAGTTGTCTGCGATGCCTTGGAACTTCAGGGCTTGCGCGTGCTCGGCTGCGCGCGCCTTCTCCGACGCCTTCAGGGCGTCGCCCAGCTGGTCGGCTCGCTGCTCAGCCACCGCCACACGGGCACGGGAAACAGCGAGAGACCCACGAAAGTGCATGGCGAGCATGCCGGCCGCGATCGCCAGCAAGGCAAGAGCGATGCAGGCCCAGCGGTAGATGGCGCTCATGCGTGCGCATCCGGGCCCTGGCCACTGAAGGCCACGGCAATCATCACGGCAATCGCAAGCAGCAACCCAAGCACCTTCAACGCGATCATGGCTTCCCCTCGCACATGGCGCGCTCCGCGGCGCGCCGCTTGACCAGGCCGGGCAGCGCCTTGCCGCCGGCGTAGACCCAGCGCGACAGCTGCGCGCAGGCTTCCGGCCACTGGCCGGCGTTGGCGTGCTTGCTCAGCGTCGATCCGCAGACGATGGCCGGGCCGACGTTGTAGGTCGCGTCCGTCAACGCCGCCTCCTGGCCGGGCGTCATTGGCGCGCGAATGCAGCGGTGCACGGCGGTGTTGGCCTCGGCCATGTCCACGCGCAGCAACTGCGCGCACTCGGCCGGCGTGTACTGGCGCGACTCGACCGCACCCGTGTGGCCGTAGCAGACAGTGAGCACGCCCGTCACGTCGCGATAGGGCTGCGGCCGGTGGCCTTCGAAGGTGGTGGCCAGAGCTGCTGCGGCGAGCAGCACGGCGGCGCTCCCTCCTACGCGCCGCGCGTTCGCAGCCATCGCCCGAACTGCCACAGCTTGCCGATGATCAACATCAGCGAATAGACGAGCGCGAAGAACGCGGCCCACTTGTCGATGGTCCAGCCGGCCAAGATCGCCCCCAGGTAAGAGATGGCGATGCCGCCGTTGATGTTGTCGAAGTGGTTGCGCATCAGCGCCCTCTCTTGCGCGCCGAGCGCATGGTGGGTTGAACGGAATCGACACCGCACCCGGTGTCGTGGTCGCGCGTGGCGGCGTACTCGACCGCCTCGATGGCTGACTTGCCGAAGTCCATGGCCGCCATGGCCCACGAGCCGCCGCTGCCGATGGCTATCCGCTCGCCGGCTCCGATGGGGATGGGCGTTTCGTCGTCCCAGATCGCCACCTCGCCGTCGATGACGGAGATGGCGCCGAACTCGTCCAGCTCAGGCGCATCGCCCTTCATGCCGGCGCGGATCCAGTTCAGTGCGCGCTGGATTTGCGGCACGCTGCCGCAGCAGCCGATGACGCCGCCAGGAATGGCGTGGAGCTTGCCGGTCGCCCGATAGACCGCGCTGCCCGATGACACCTGGCGATCGGCGGCAAGCGTCTTGCCGTCCCATGCGACCGTGGTCACGCCGCCTCCGCAAACATGTCGGCCGCAACCTGCGCACGCGCCACAAGCCAGCCGCCGCGGTGGTAGACGATCGACTGCATGTGCCGGTTCGAACGCCAGCCGCCGTTGGTGGCGTAGGCATCCTTCGCGGCGAGCGTGCCGAAGGTCTCGACGGTGACGCCGGGGTACTCGGTCACCGACTGGTGGTGCACATGGCCCACCAGCCAGTGCCTGAACTTGCACTCGCCCCAGTCCTGCGCGCGGTCGGTCGCCATGACGCCAGGCAGCGCCGCCGGCTTGCAGGTATGCCCGTGGTGCACGCCGAGCAGGATCCTGCCCCAGCGGTAGTAGTAGAAAACCGACGGCGACAGGTCGACCGTCACGCGCGGCTCGTTCTCGTAGACCTCGGCAAGAAGGACGGCCAGCGCCTGCGCGCTCGACTCGTCGTGGTTGCCCGCAGCGGAGATCACATGCACGCGCTCGTGCTTGGCCAGGGCCGACTCGATGCAGCGGCGCATGACCTTCACGCCGACCTGGAACATCTTCATGAACCGGCCATCCACATCCAGCGGATGCTTGCTGCGCGGCGTCTCGGCGTTCACGCCGTCGCGGTGGTACAGATCGCCCAGGTTCACCACGACGGCCTGCTTGCTCCTTGGCGCGGTGCGCACCAGCTCATGCATGGCGTCGCAGTGCATCTGCTCGGCGATCTTCAGGTTCCAGTCGTCGCCCGTTTCAGCCGGCCAACTGCACATGCCGACGTGCGGGTCGCCGATCGGGTACACGGTCAGCAGGTCGTCGACGTACTTGCCGCTGGCAATACGCGGCGACACCTTGGGCAGCTTCTCCCCCATCGCCTTGACCAGGGCCAGCAGCGCCGCTTCGCGCGCCGCCTCGTCCGCCGTGGTCTTGACCCACTGCAGCACGGTCTCGCCGGTGCGTGTGTCGGTCAGCGTCGACGTGCCGCGCAGCTTCACGCCATCGGGCAGGTTTTCCGGCTGGTTGAGCGATGGCGGCGGCAGCTTGAACGAGTGGTCGCCGGTCGCGCAGTACGCGCGGTTGTTCCCGTTCTTCGTCGCCCCATCGGCGCCGCACTTGAGACAGATCACAGCCCGGTCGCCAGGTCGTCGCGTTCGAAGTCGCCGCCGGGCAGCGGGCGGATGGTGAAGTCGGGCGCGATGCCGGCGGCGTATCGAGGCCGCGCGTTTCGCGGCAACGGCGCGCCCTCCTCCCGCTCGAGCTCCTCCTGCAGCAACGCCAGCGCGCGCCACGCGACCTTGGCCGAGTGCCGCATGCCGTCGGTGTCCACCGTGCCCGCATCGACCAGGTGCCGCATGATGCAGTCAGCGTGGTCGGTGGACTTGCCGCGTGCGTGGTGCATCGGCTGGCCCGGGTTGTGCTGGTCGTTGCCTGCCTTGCTCACCCGCGCCACTTCGGCCAGCGCGTTGGGGAAGTACCACAGCAGGCCTTCGGCCATGGGCGCGGCTTTGCGTGCCGCGGCATCCTGGGGCAGCGAAGCGGTCATACGCGGGTCTCGCATAGGTCCGGCGCCCGCGTGCGCGGGGCTACTGACGCCAAGGGCGCAGGCCGGCTCAAGGGTCGGGGCGCCGGGAGAGGCGTGGCGACTAGCGGGAGTCGCTCATTTGCGCGTCACCGGCACCCCAAACGAAAACGCCCCGCGAAGTGCGGGGCGTAGTTGTCCAATCATGGACAGGGTTGCACGGCTGGGAATGAAGTCAAGCCGCTATTCGGCCTGCCACTTCTCGCTGACCTTGGCGTGGATTTGATCGAAAGCGTCAGCGACCATCTTGACCGCGTTCGACGAGACACCCATCGCCCCGCTTCCGATCATCGCAACGATGATGTCGCGAGTAATCTCGGTAGCCGTATCGTGACCAGTTTGCATCTTCCCCGCTCCTTCCGTTGGTGGAGTGCAAACGCTACGCCCTTGCGCCTGTCGGCTTCAAGCCGCCCGCGCCCTTCGCCCAGCCAGCGCCAGCGCATCCTCGGCCATGCGCTCGAGCACCAGCGCGCCGGCAGCCACGAGATCTCCCCATTCCGCCTCGCGCACGCACTCCGGACGCGGCACGGGCGGCAGGCCAAGCACCGCGCAGTAGGCCGCCCACGCGATGACGCCCATCACCGGCCGGTTGCGCTGCACCATGCGGCTGCGGTCGGCGGCCAGGGCGCGCCCCAGCGCCTCGCACACGCGCTGCTTGTGCCCCATGCGGCCGGTGGCCATGTCGAACGCGATGTCCGGCCCGATGTCGTCCGCGCCACGCCGCCCGAAGCTCAGGGCCGCGGCGACCAGATGGTCGGTCGGGATCTGCTTGGGCTTGGTCGACCGGTCGCCGGCAGGCTCGCGCCACGTCGAATGGCCAGCCAGCGCGAACACGCGCTCGCGGAAGGTGGGGCGGCTGTGGGCTTCGAAGGTGGTCATGCGGCCTCCCGCTGTTCGTCAGGGCAGCCATCGGCCGCCAGGTAGTCACGCAGCACCGCAATGGCCTGCTCGTGGCCGCGGCAGACCGCGACCTGGTAGCCCTCGGCAGCCAGGCGCGCATGCCAAGCCTTCTGCTCCGGCTCAACCCGCCCACCGGTGCGCCGCTTCATCTCGACGTAGAGGCCGTGGAATCCGCCTCGGGCGATCGGCAGGCACAGGTCCGGCACGCCGGACTTCACGCCGGTTCGCTTGAGCGTCGCCGCCGTGCGCTTGCTTCGCAGGCCGCCGTTAGGGATGGCATGCAGCAGCGCCAGCTCGGGCCAGTTGCCCTCCTGGCCGGTCGCCCAGCGCATCACCAGCTCCTGCTCGAGGTCTTCGGTCGGGCAGCCGGTCATGCGCCGACCCTCACAGCAGGGATGGGGGGCCGACGGGTTGGTCGCGACGGGTTGCCCCTATAGGGGGAGACCATCAACCCGTCACTCGCCGGGGCAACGGAGGCCATGAGCGCCATGCTGTGCGCACTCATGGCGCCACCCGATGCCCTATCGGATTTCCAACCCGTCACCAACCCGTCAATCAACCCGTGAAAGCGTTGTGCGACAACGTTTCTCGCTGACGCGTTGGTGTTTGCTTCCTTCATCAACCCGTTAATCAACTCGTCAACCCTCTTTCTGCCAGGGGAGCGACCCGGGGACGGGTCGGAAGACATCGCGCAACCCGTTCCGAGGCACTTCCTCGACCACACGTACGATCGACCCGTCCTCGGCTGCCGCTTCGAGGTAAGGCTTCGCCCAGCCCGGATTCCGCCCGGCCGCGGTCGACACGCGCTTGACCGTCGGCTGCTCGCCCTTCTCCGCCAACTCGTGTACCAGGCGCACGCAGAGCCGCACGTTGGCCTGCCCCTGCTCGGCCTTCTTGTCCGCCTTGGCCTCGGCGCGCACGCCCGCCAGCATCGCCTTGACGGCCTTCCAGGACTTCCCGGCGACACGCTCCGGCGGCTTGACCTCCACCAGACGCGGGCCGTAGTCCTCCGTGATGTCCCAGCGGAAGAACACCGGCGGCGGGTCCATGCCCTTGGAGCTGTTGAGGCAGATCAGCGCCGTGATGCGCTCGTCGTACTGCGCGGCCGCCAGCTTGCGCAGGAGCGTGCGGGCGTCGCCATCGGCGAATGGATCCTTGTCGCTTCCCAGGTTGACCAGCAGGAAGCACTGGCGCGCGTTGTTGACCAGCGTGGTGCCGCCGCGGATGTCGGACTCGCTGATGTTCAGGTCGGGCAGGTTGCTCGCGGCCTGCTGGCTGGTGTGATGCATGAGCACGACCGCCAGGTTGAGCGTCTTGGCGATGTGCTTGAGGGCCGCGACCATGACCTTGTGGCCCTGGTTGTTCTCCTCGGCGTCCGAGAGGGTCGAGGCCGTTTCGAAGATGAGCAGTCCAGGCGGCATGGCCTCGGCCATGCGCGGACGGATCGCCTCGATGAGCGCCTGGACCGACTTGCCACGCACCGGCTCGCGGTCGCGCAGCGTGACGATCTCGCGCCAACTGGCGATCTCCTCGCTGTGCAGGTCCGGGATGAGGAGGTTGCGCCGGAACAGGTCGCCCTCCTCCGCGCCGAGCCGCGTCAGGTGAGCGCCGACCTTGCGCGCGTACTGCTGGCGGTCGTCCTCGGCGCTGTAGATCAGCACCGAGCGGATCTCCTCGGGAAGAAGGCCGGCGACGGGCTGGCCAAGCGCGTACTGCTGGGCGATGGCCATCATGACCGACGTCTTGCCCTCGCGGCCCGGGGCACCGATGACGGTCACCTCGCCCACGGGGAACATGCCCACCTGCCCTTTCCAGCCGCCCATGAAGGCGTTGGCCTGGGGCTTCTTGGCCTCCTCGAGCTCCTCGAGGCTGAGCGGCGCGAGTGTCAGGAGCGGTGGCGGCGCGTCGGGCTCTGCCGGTGCGAGCTCGCGCTTGGACAGGGCGCCATCCAGGGCCCGGGCGATCTCCTCGTCGGGAACGTGCCGGCTGTAGCGCCCCGCATCGCGCCGCGCGCGCATGGTGTTGAAGGCCTCAAGGCGCGTCATCGCCCCCGAGTGCACCGCCTGGGCGAGCAGTAGCGTGCACTTGAGCACGTCGGCGTGGCGGTTGGTGTCGATCACCGTGCCCGGGGCGAGTCCCTGCGCCGTGGTGGGCGCGGGTGCCGTGGCCAGGGGTGCCGGCGGGAAGTTCGCAAGGATCGTGTCGGCGTCGTACGGCAGCGCGCCGGACTCGTAGATGATCCTGGTGCGGAACGGCAAGCCCTTCTGGTGCAGCAGGCCTGGCAGGCGCATCACGCGCGCCAGGTCGTTGACGGACTTGTCGGTGCCGAAGCGCGCCGCGATGGAGCGCTGCACGTCGCGGAATGCACTCAGCGGCAGCCCGTCGACCAGCCAGTAGGCGTGCCACTTGCCCGGGCTGGACTCGACGATGATGTGCGGCTCCAGGCCGCAGGAGAGGATCGGATCCAGCGGCGCGCCGTCGGTATCGGCAAAGACCGCGCGCACCTTGTAGATGGTGTCGTTGGTTTGCTCGCCAGCATTGGCCACGACGTACACGCCGCAGCCTTTCTGCTGGGCTGACAGGAGCGCAGGCCACACGTCGGGCAAGGAGCCCTCGTACTTGGCTGCCAGGCGCGGATCCTTGCGCGCTTCGTTGTCGTCGAACACGCGAAAGCAGAACGTCTCGGCGCCCTCGTCCAGCAGGGACAGGAAGTGCGACGCTTCGGTCTGGTCCTGCATGACAGTGGCTGGGACGCTGCTCATGGATTAGGCCGCCTGGTTCCGCCTCAGGTGCTGCTCCGCGCAGTCCGGACAGAACCGCCAGCGCGTGCCTGATGTCGTGACGTGCACGGGGTTCTCTTCGCACGCTTCGCACATCGGGACCGGCTCGCGCAGGCGCGCCGCGTGACGCGCGAGCGCCGCCTGGCGCTCGGTGGTTTCGATCGCTTGGGCCTGATCGGCTTCGTCGCTCATGCTGCGAGCTCCATCTTCGGCGCTCCGTACCAGTGCGGCACGAGCTTGGAACCCGCCACGGCGCCGGCATAAAGCCACACAGCCGAGACGCCGTAGACCCGCGCGGCTGCCTGCAAGGTGACGCCGTCCTTAACCATGGCGACGCCCCCCCTCTCGATGCGTCCGAGGTGGCCGGATGTCAGGCCGATGCGGTCGGCAGCGGCTTTCTGCGTGAGGCCGGCATGCGTACGAGCCGCCAGCATGCGCGCGCCCAAGTGGTCGCCAGCTACCTGCCCTGCAATGTGCGGGTTGATCGTTTTCATTCCCTCACCTCGATGTCTGTGAGCTCGCGGCCGGTCATGGCCTCGATGTGCTCGCGGGTCTTGTCGGCCACGGCCTGCCAGCCGCCCAGATCGAACGGCAGCGGGTCGTCCTTGCCGTGGTCGATCACGCGGCCGCCTTGCGCAGTTCGCGCACGTTGTCCGTCTCGTCGGCCAGCACCTTCGTGAGCTGGGCGCTCAGGCTGGCGAGCTTGGCCTGCAGGTCCGAGACCGCGGCGAGCGCCGGCTTGGCATGCGGCCGGTCGCGGTGGTCGATCTGGCCATCCGCCAGGATCGGGGCCATGCGCTTGGCGATCATTCCCACCGCCGTCATCACATCGCCGATGCTGGCCAGCGGGGCCTGTTCGTCGGTCGCGCGGGCTGCCAACAAGCCATAGCGCGCGGACAACTCGCGCAGCGCCTCGGCCTGGTATGGCTCGGGCAACGCACGCACCCAGGCCTCCTCGAGGTCCGCCGGAAACGCCTTGACGTCGCCCTTGATGTAGCGGTCCACCGTCTGGCGATTGGCCTTCTGCGCCGCGGTGATCTGCTCGATGTCCCCCACGAGCGGCTTGATCTTGGCCCGGCGATGTTCGGCGGGTACCGACTCCATGTACAGCTCGGCCACCCGATCGGCGAAGGCGATCACGCCCCCGCGCGTCTCGCGCACGGCGCGCTCGGTCAGGGACATCAGGAGCGCCGGACGGGACAGTTGAGGATTCGGCTTCATGCGGTGCGTCTCATCGGATGAGAAAGTGCGCGCCATGGACACCACGACGCGAAAGGAAAACTTAGGCCGCCCGCTTTCCAGGCGTGCTCTCGCTCTGGCTAGCCGGGCTTTGTGCCGGCTTCGTGGCGGCGACAAAGGCCAATACGGCGGCGTCGAGGGAAGGGTCAGCGGCGACCATGCGCAGGGCGAGCTTCCGGCCAATGCCGCGCCAGCCATTCGTG